GGTCGTTGGGGTAATGATGTCTTTGACAATAAGATAGCTTCTATTCCATTGACCGTAATAGACACACTTAACCAAAAAGGAATCATGAGAGGCTTTCATGTGATTGACCAGAAAGCATTTCGTAATTGGTTAAATGACCCAGACAACCGTTTCTTTAGAACACGACAAGGTAAAGTATAATGGCATTTACTACATACACAGACTTAAAGAATACAATAGCAGACTATCTTGCTCGTGATGACCTCACAACACAAATACCTGACTTTGTTCGTTTAGCAGAAGCTAGATTATCTAGAGACTTACGCATTAGACAAATGTTAAAAGTAGCAACTGCATCTACCACTGCTGATGATTCTACCGTTTCTTTACCTGCTGATTTTCTAGCAATGAAAGATTTACATTTAGACACCAACCCTGTTCGTGTATTACAGTTCCAAAACACATCTAACTTTTTTAGAAATGCTAGAACAACAGAAAAAGGTGTGCCAACTATGTACACTTTATTAGGAAGTGAGTTTCAATTTGCTCCATATCCTGATGCAGCGTACACATTAAGAATGGTGTATTACTACAAACCTGATGTATTGTCAGACAGTAACGCATCTAACTTATTTTTAGCTTATTGCCCAGACTTACTTTTATATGGTGCATTAGCTGAAGCAGAACCTTATCTAATGAACGATGAACGATTAGCAACATGGTCAGCGTTATATGATAGAGGTCTAGCATCATTAAGAGCAAGTGATGATGATAGCGAATATCCATCTTCTCCTATGTCAATAACATTATCAACGAGGTAAATAAAAAATGGCTGAATTTAGTAATTATTTAGAGAACGCAATTATTAATGCAGTTCTTCGTAACACCGCATATACATCACCATCAACAGTATATGTATCTTTATACACAAGTGACCCAACAGATGCAGATACAGGTACAGAAGTATCAGGCGGATCATATGCAAGAATAGCGGTGACTTTTAGTGCTCCATCAAATGGAGTAACAACAAGTTTTGGTGATGTCACATTCCCAACAGCAACTGCTTCATGGGGAACAGTAACCCACATTGGTATTCATGATGCTTCAACCAGTGGTAACTTATTATTTCATACACCATTAGATGTGGCTAAAACAATCGATTCTGGTGACATATTTAAGATTACATCAGGCAACTTATCAGTAACATTAGCTTAACGTTTAACGTTAAACGATAAAGGATAAACATGGCATTAGTCGTTAAAGATAGAGTACAGGAAACTACTACGACCACAGGCACAGGTACAGTCACGCTTGATGGTGCAGTTGTTAGTTTTCAAGACTTTTCTGTTATTGGTGATGGTAATACTACTTATTATGCCATAACTTCTGGTAATGATTGGGAAGTTGGTCTAGGCACTTACACAGCATCAGGCACAACTTTATCTCGTGATACTATACTAGAATCTAGCAATGGTGGCAGTGCTATTAATTTATCAGGCACAAGCAATGTATTTGTAACATATCCTGCTGAAAAATCAGGACATAAAGATGCAAGTAATACAATATATTCTGAACAACTAGGTGCTTCTAACGGCATTTTTGTAAACTCTACAACAGTATCTTCTAACTTTACTATTCCAAATAACTATCATGCGTTATCAGTTGGACCAGTAACGGTAGATTCAGGAGTAAGTGTTACAATACCTAGTGGATCTAACTGGAAGGTTTTATAATGGCAGTTACAATTAATGCAGATACCACTAATGGTTTAGTCATAACACCAGACACAAGTGGAATTATATCTTTACAATCTAACGGAACACCTATTCTTGATTTAAATGCAACAGGATTTGCATCTGATATAAATGTAAACGGACTCACTGTAGGGCAAGGTAATACAGGCTCTTTTAATACTGCTTTAGGTGGTTTAGCATTAAATAGTAATACTCAAAATGGCAATACTGCTATTGGATATGCAACTTTATATACAAATTCTACGGGAACATATAATGTAGCAGTTGGTTATACAGCATTATATGATAATACACATTCTTACAACACCGCTGTTGGTTATCAATCTTTAAGATATAATACATCAGGACAAGGTGTCACCGCTGTTGGTTACCGAGCTTTATATAATAATCTTACAGCGTCTAATAATACGGCAGTAGGAAATAGTTCATTATTGAGTAATACAACAGGAACACTAAATGTAGGTGTAGGGCAAGGTTCTTTGGGGGCTAATACTTCTGGCTCATATAATGTAGCTATAGGCAATTCATCTCTTAATGCTAACACCACTGCATCTAACAACACTGCTGTTGGATATCAAGCTTTATATGACATGACTGTATCTAATGGTACTGCTGTAGGTTATCAAGCTGCTGCTAATGCAACGACAGCTATTACTGCGGTAGGCACATCAGCTGCATCAGCAAGTACAACAGGTACAGGAATTACTGCTATTGGCAATCAGGCTTGTGCATCAGGAACAATTGCTCACCACAATACTGGAGTAGGCTCTTATGCTTTAAATGCGGCAACAGGTAGTGGTAGTGTTGCAGTAGGTGCTAATGTTCTTCGTGATTTAACTACAGGTACAGAAAATACGGCTATTGGTGGTGGTTATGCTGTAGCTGGTACCACAATGAGACTTACTACAACAGGAGCAAGGAATACAGCTGTTGGTTCAGGTGCTTTATATCTCAATACAACTAATTCATTTAATACCGCAGTAGGTTGGTCAGCACTACGAGCTAATACATCTGATAATCAAGTAGCTGTTGGCTATCAAGCACTTGACGCTAACACAACAGGTGGCTCTAATACTGCTGTCGGATTTAAAGCATTAAGATTAAATGTTACAGGCGGTGCTAATGTTGCTGTAGGTTACACAGCTCTTGAGGTAAATACTGGAAATTATAATACTGGTATTGGAGCTAATACTTTAAAATTTAATACATCTGGAAGCTATAACACAGCATTAGGTTATTTATCCCTCTACTCCAACACCACAGCATCTAACAACACTGCTGTAGGTTATCAGGCTTTGTATCTTACAACAGGAGATTCCAACACAGCATTAGGAAGAGAGGCAGGAGACACTCTTACTACAGGTACTAACAACACACTTATAGGTTACAATGCACAACCTTCCTCTGCTACAGTCTCTAACGAGATTACACTAGGTAATGCGAGTGTGAATAAAGTGCGTATGGGTAATGGTGATGTTCTGTATGGTGGGGCAATTCCAACATTTAGTGCTTATGCTAATGCTGACTTAACAATATCTGATGCTACTTATACAAAAGTTCCTATTAATGCTGTTAGATATGATTTAACTTCAGATTTTGATACAACAAATTACAGGTTTAACCCATCAGTAGCTGGATATTATCAAATTAATGGAGACATTAGGTATTCAGGTGGAACAAATATTTTAGCTGCGATAGTTATCTTTTATAAAAATGGAAGTCAATTTGAAGGTCCTAATGTTTTAAGTGGGATTTCAACTGCTGGAAATCTTGGAATAAATGGAAGCACAATAGTTTATTTAAATGGAACAACAGACTATGTTGAGTTATATGGGTGGACAGATGTTTCTGGAGGAACACCTAGATTTGATTATTCAAATACAGTATTTACATCACACTTTTCAGGATTTTTAGTGAGGGCAGCATAATGACATTACATGAAAAAATAAAACAAATACATCCATCATTAACAAATGAAGACTTTATGACAGTCATCATATTACAAAACGATAGCGATGGTAAAGGCGACTACATCAAAGAATGGAATCATCCAACATTAGCTAAACCTACACAAGAACAATTAGATGCAATACCTACGGAGCAATAAATAATGAGTAGTATTAGAATAGCAGGCGATACATCTGGTGAAATTATTTTATCAGCACCTAGTGTTGCAGGTACTAACACGATCACACTTCCAGCTGTCACTGGTACTATACTAACTACAGCTTATACAGGCAATGTAACATTTAGTGGAGCTTTGTCTGTCGCCGACGATGCCACCATCAACGGACTCACTGTAGGTAAAGGTCCTAATTCAGTATCTACTAACACAGCATTAGGTGTAAGTGCTTTAAACTCTATTACAACTGGTTCTGCAAACACAGCATTAGGCTATCAAGCATTAGCAAATAGCACTGCATCTAATAACACAGCTATTGGTATGCAATCACTAGATGCTAATACTACAGGCACAACCAATGTTGCTGTAGGTAATAGTGCCGCTGGTGCAAATACGACAGGTAATAATCATGTAGCCATTGGTGTTGCTGCATTGTTAACAAATACAACTGGAGAAAGTAACACAGCAGTTGGTAGAAGTGCAATAAGGCTTAATACTACAGGTGGATATAATGTTGGTATCGGTCGTGAAGCCCTTTACTCCAACACCACTGGTAATAACAGCATTGCTGTTGGATATCAAGCCCTCTACTCTAACACCACCGCAGATAACAATGTAGCTATAGGTTATCAAGCATTACAGGATAATACGACAGGTGCAACCAATATTGCTATAGGCACTATTGCATTAAATAACAATACCACTGGTACACAAAACACAGCTGTAGGTTATCAAACATTATTTAACAACTCTACTGCTAGTAACAGTACTGCTATAGGGTTTCAAGCACTAGCTAGTAACTCTACAGGTGCTACAAATACAGCTGTTGGTGCTTTCTCACTGTATTCAAATACAATAGGAACCGAAAATGTTGCCGTTGGAGCTAGTGCATCATTTACTAATACTGAAGGTAACAGTAATGTTTCTGTTGGTAGAAGTTCTTTACGCTTTAACACAACAGGTAGTTATAATGTAGCGTTAGGTCGTGATGCCCTATTCTCCAACACCACTGCATCTAACAACACAGCTTTAGGTTATCAGGCGTTGTATACGAACACTACTAATTCTTTATTAACAGCTGTTGGCTATAGAGCATTATATGCCAATACAGGTACAAATAACACAGCAGTTGGTTGGGGAGCATTAGAAGATAATACAACAGGTGGCTCACAAACAGCTATTGGTCAAAGTGCATTAGGTGACAATACTACAGGTACTGAAAATACAGCTGTAGGACAACAAGCATTAAGAGCAAGTACTACTGGCTCTTATAATACTGCATTAGGAAAAGATGCACTACGTTACAACACTACTGCATCTAACAACACAGCTGTTGGTTATCAAGCTGGATTTAGTAATACAAATGCTGGCGGAATAAATGCTTTAGGCTACAGAGCGGGCTATGCTAATACTACTGGCTCTGTTACTGGGGTAGGCTATGAAGCTGGCTACTCAAACACAACAGGCAGTAATACTCATGCTTTTGGTTTTAGAGCTTTGTATTCAAATACAACAGGTACTGCCAATGTAGCTGTAGGTCGTGATGCACTCTACTCCAACACCACTTCATCTGACAATGCAGCTGTTGGATATCAGTCATTATATAATGTTGATACTTATGGTAAAAATTCCGCACTTGGATATCAAACTGGATTAGCTGTAACTACTGGTGCTAGATGTGTTTATATAGGATACAGGTCAGGATATCAAGCAACAACAAGTACTGATAATACGATGATAGGCGAAACTTCAGGATATGCTACAACAACTGGATATCAAAATACTTTTATAGGTAGACAAGCTGGATATACAAATACAACTGGTGCAAATAATACTTGTATTGGATTTGACTCTAGACCATCATCTGCTACAGTAATTCATGAGTTTACATTACTATCAGATGCACGAGATAAAACCAATGTCGTTGATATTCCATTAGGTCTGGACTTTATTAACAAGATGAGACCTGTCGCATTTGATTGGGATAGACGAGATGGTTCAATGGCTGGTAAAAAAGACTTTGGGTTTATTGCACAAGAACTAAAAACAATTCAAGATGAAACAGCTTATGCTGAACATTTAAGATTAGTGCATGAGGATAACCCAGAAAAATTGGAAGCTGACCCAATGAAAACATATCCTGTTCTCATCAAAGCAATCCAAGAACTGTCTGCAAAAGTAGACGCTTTACAAACTGAAATCAATGTCTTAAAAGGAGAATAAACATGACAGATGATGTAGTATTAGAAGTACCAAGTGCTGAAGAAAAGGCACAACACTATAAGGCAATGGGTGACTCCGTTGACTTAATTCACGATGTGATTGCAGGTAATGCAATGGCAGACGAGACCGATGAAGAAAAGAAAGACTGCGTTAAACGTAATGTAGAACATCTTAAAATCATGGTCGCAAAAACATGGTGGGGCGATGAAGATATGCAACCATCAAACGAAGCAA